CCCATATCTACAGTGCCCGACCCGAAATTATTTGAAATGCCTTTCAGCCAGTTTGTAATTGTAGTTGTTGAAATCCCGCCAATATTGCAGGTGGTGCTTAATGTAAGGACTGTTGCCGAGGAGGGAGTTGCATTGTTAAACCTGATGTTATTTACTCCTGGACTTTCGCCTGTATTAATAGAAGTTGCATCATACGTCCATGAGAACGCGGAGGGGTTAGGAGAGGTTGGTAAATCGTGTGAATGGGCCGTCCCGTTTATTTTATATTCCTTTCCCGTGGCTACGTTCACATCGCCATCGAAATCTGCATTACCGTCGGAGTCTACATATCCAACTTCAGCATTTGCGTAATCCCGGATGGATACTTTGTTGGTTCCGGCTGCATCCCCGGCTCGTAATACAACATCTTCACCGGACGCACCGCACACCCAGACGGGGTTTTCCATCGGGAAGACGACAATGGAATCAGTATTCGAATTGCCCTTTACCGTGTATCCGACCTTTACAATTCTCCCTGATGTTGGCCTGACGTTGGTAAGATGCCCGGTAGTCGAAACGAACAACAGGTTGCCTTCCGTCCATACCTCATCTGTATTGACATACCCAGTACCTCCTGCGGAAGTCCTGCGGGTATCAATGTTTGTTAGGACCCCACCCCTTCTTACTGCCCCTACTTCAGTTGCCGTAATATCGGCGACGGCAATACCGAGGATCCGGGATTTCGTTGCATCTGTGTTGTCACATAAGTCAACGTCCGGCATGGCTGCCACACCGGGGGTAATGAAAACCGCCTGTCCTTTCCTAATCTGGACTTTGGCCTTTACTGCAATTGTCAGGTTGGTTTCAACTGTCGCACCCACTCCCGTAAGCCCGGATCCGTCCCCGGTAAAATACGTGGCATGCAGGGTATCAGTTGCCTTATCAAAGGTGAGATGCTCATCCCCGCCCAATTCACCGGAGTCGTTAAACTGGACGTATGTATCTAACCCGGCCGGGAGGACATCTGCGGAAAGGGTATCGCCCGTTAACGTAAGGTCTATACTTGCGGAATCAGTTACAGAATGGATCGCGGCGGCATCGGTGCGGTTATCGGTAAGTCGGGTATCTGCATCGTCAACAAGGGGATTCGCTGCGGATGGTGCTGTCCCGGAGGTTCCCACTAGTGCTGCTTTTTCATCTGATGTAGGCAGGGTGGCGTGGGTGTGCACCGCGTTTGCAAAGTCCGCCGCTTTGCTTCCGGAATCCTTGATGAGTTTTCCTGTTGCGGTATCGAAAGATGCAAAGTTGCTGTCTGTTGCGCCTGCGGGTCCGACCACATCCCCCCCGCTACCTGTCCCGGAGTTTCCACCAGTCCACATTACCCCGCCTGCTGGATATTCCCAGGTAGTATCATAATCCTCGCGGGATTTCTTTACCGGTACCTGTCCGGGTTCCCCTCCGGGCGGAAGGCCGGGACCAGGCTCTCCGGGATCTCCTTTGATAGATTCGCCGTCTTTCCCGTCCTGGTAATCAATGCCTTTTATCGGAGTATACCCTGGATCGCCTTTGGGTCCGGGAACTGTCGAGTCCTCACCCCGGGGACCGGGAACAATTGAATCCTTGCCGTCAAAGTAGTCCTTTCCTTTAATGGGAGTGTATCCTGGGTCTCCATCAAAATAGTCTTTCCCTTTGATTGGTGTATACCCATCCTTTCCATCTTTACCCGGATCTCCTTTGTCACCTTTTTGAAGTTCCAGGGCTGCAACAATTCTTTTAATAAATTCGGTGGTTGCTATTCGTTCTGATTCGTCTTCTTCCGGGGGAGTTGGTGCCGTGGGTTCTCCTGTGAATTGTGGGGAGTCAAGTTGTGCGTATTCGATCTCTGCAGCTTCTTCAAGTGTGATAATCTCCGCTGATCGGTCTGATTCGAAGGCACTCACCTTTACAGCAAAATCACCCTGTGGTCCCGCAACATCCGGGAGATCCGCCCGGTATAACTCCGGGCACCTGCAACCTGGATGAAACTTGCTTCGTTGGTGTCCTGATGAATGTGGCTGATCTATAGGGATCCAGCCGTCCGCCATGTTAGCCCGACAGATATTACAGACCTTTTCATCTTTGAGGGTTAAGGCGAATTTTTTCATCTTGAATCCGGCTTGTGCGATCTGCCGGACCATGTTCTCCTTCGTGCCTTCATGGGCGTTGCCTAGTTCGGTTACTGCGATCAGTTTTGCCCGTTCCCCTCCCCCGGGTAAGGAATACTCTGCAAAATCGTTTTTTAGATCGCGGGCGATCTGTTGGTAGGTCTTGCCTTCCCCGTAATCCTTTTCAATGATGGTGTTCAGTCTCTTCCGGGTGGTATCATCGATGCCCGTTACGCTTTCTGCCGCTCGTTCCTGCAGGTACGCGTGAGTCGCGGGGTCGACCGGGTTAAAAGAGAGTTTTATCCCCAGCTGGGCGGAGAGTGTTTGGCCCCCGAGTGAGGATGCAATCGACATCGGGCCGGTGAGGGCTTTTATGAAGTCGTCCCGGGTGTCAAGCTGTGCCAGGGAGAACGCATGATTAAGATTATCCTGCCGGGTCTCCTCCTGGAAAATTCCTTCGAGTCTTTCAAATTCCCGCAGGGTGATAGTGCCTTGCCGCTTGAGGATCGGGGCTATGCGTTGCGCTGTTGCCCTTTCTAATTGCTGCAATTTTATATCAGTCTGTTTTACGTTATCTGCGATCAGGTAGTTGTCAACGGCCCGGTTGATTGACTTGATATCAGTGGGGAGGAGGGGCGGGGTCATGCTGCAACCTTCCGGGGCTTGCGGGTTTTCTTCTCTGGATAGAACACGAGATCACTCGAGGATATTGGGGTTCCTTTGGGTGCATTTAATATGGTTATGGTTTCATCCGGTATTGGTTCCGGCCTGAACTTATCCTCAATGACTGCCAGCCTCTGCCTGAGCACCCTGTTGTCGTCTTCGATGGCTTTAAACCGCTTCTCAAACTCGCGGATCTTTGCGTCCTGTTTATCGCGCTCCCGGACGTAGATTTCGGGCATTGATCAGGCTCCGTTAATCTTTGCCATTGCCTCTTTCAGCTCCCGTGCTGCCTCCATCTCCATCTGTCGGATTGTCTGATCTGCCTGGACCTGTTGATTCATTTCCCCCTGTGCCTGCATTGCTGCTGCCTGTGCCGCTGCGGTATCGGCGGTCTGCTGTGCATAGGGTGTTTGCATCATTGGCAGGGATCCGGGCGGGAAGATTTTAGCTAATTTCTCCTCCGCTCCCGGAATATCGAGCACCTTATAATATGCCCGTGCCAGGGTTTCCATGTCGAAGATTCCCGCGAGTGGTTGCCCGTCCTGTGTTGCTGCCGTCTTGATAGCCTGCACCATTGCAAGAACGTCATGTTCGAGGATCGGCGGGAAGGTGACGTTAACATTTTTAGAGAGTGGGTTTCCGTTCTCATCGGTCCCGGTCAGGATATAAATTTCATTCCCCTCGTCGTCTACCTCCATTTCACCGTATGGTTTAAGCTTCCCGCTTTCCGATGCGATAGACTGGTCAATCACATATTCGAGAATGTCACCAAACACATCAGCCCATAAGGTCTGACGGTCACGGAACTGGAGCTCAAGGGGTCTTTCCATCGCCCGGGCGGTTGCGAGGTTCCCGGTAGAGGGATCGGCTGCCAGCATCTGATCGGGTGTGCCGGACCCGGACCCGACCATGAGCCTTAATGGTCTGCCGTCGTCCACGTTGGTGGTACTGCCTGCGGTCCGGAAGGGTTCAATTGATACCCCTGTTGACTTCGTGATGGTCGACCCCACCGGCCGGCCTACATCAAGATTATCCCCGGTAAGTTTCTCCATCTCCCCGAATGTTGCTTCATAGCGTGCCTTTGCCGCTGCAATTGCCTTCGGGCCCCCGGTGGTGGTAATGGTCTGTGCTATCCGGGCGTGAGCCTCCCACACAGTCGCGAGGTTTTCCAGGAATCTCTTATAGGCTTTCGCCCAGTCGATGATCGAAAGGGTTTCCGGGATACCATAGGTCATATCATCAAGGCAGTTGGTTTTTACATGATATACCGGGTTATCCCACATGATCGGCTTACCACCGATGGTTGCCGGTTTCTCTTCGGGTTTATACTGCCAGTCGGGATAATATGCCGTTTCCGTCTTCGCTGTAACGGTGCCGTGTGCGTAATCAATGGGGGCAACGGTGTAATCGCGGCGGTAGAACCACGGCTCAAGGGAGTCGTCCGGGTTCTTGATTACTTCGCTGATCTCGCTGAATGGGATGGTCCGGACCCTTACGGCACCCGTGCTCTCGTTCGGGAAGAATACAAAGAATCTATTACCTGACGTGAACAGTGCCCGTTCATTCTGTTTTCGGGCTTGATGGGATGTTAACGCCGCCTTGTTTTTCCGATCGTTAAGAAACGCCTGAACAACTTCATCTACCTGCGGCGATTCCGCTTTGATTGTCATCCCCTGCGCGAAGAGGTAGAGAGCCTGCAGTTCGATTACCCTCCGGATGAGTGGATTCTTTATCCAGTATGCCCGTCCCCATCCTTCGGCAATATCAAGGGCGGCTTTCGTCAGTTCCTTCCCGCCTGTTGCGGAGATGGCAATCCAGCCGTCCTGCATGAGTTGCTGTTCAACGGCGTATAGGGCCTCCTCTAATATCTCGCGGTTGTTCTCGCCTGCTATTACCCGTTCCTGCAACTGTGTAACGGTTTCTTTTAGGGTTGGTTTTTTGGCTGTCATTTGTCCTCACCTTTACATTGCCCTTTTTTATCGAGTTCTACTAATTTCCGTGAGCAGGTAGGTTCTATTCCCGTGATATTATGGGGGCATGTCAAATCATGGCAGACAAGCAAGGTTTTCCGGATATCGTCACACATCAGGAAACCTCCTTTCCAACTCGATAACGTTTACCATCGATCAGGACAATCCTTTCAACGTCGGTATCATTTCCTTCAAATTCTATTCCGGAGGGGAATTGTTCAATAATGATTTTGACAACATTATCAACCTCCATTTTAAGGGTGAGCGATCTTACTTCCTGTGCTTCTACACCATCAATTAAAATCTCTGTTCCAAATGGCGATCTTGTAGGTGCTGTAATCTTAACGTGTGGCATTTTCGTAATCCTCCTTTCTCAAATCGGGCTAATTGAATACCCGCTCGTATCCTGGTAGATGATCTCCTGCATTTCCTGGTCCTCCCCGAGGTTGAACAATTCCCAAATCGCCCAGACAAGGGCATCCATACGGTCAGGTGATTTATCTCCCGGAGTCCATTCGCATAGTTGATCCTCCAGTTCCGGGAACGTGCCTACATGGTGGATCCGGCCCTGTTCATACATCCCGGAAACCGGCTCCGCTCTGATGGCTTTACCTCGGGAGGCATGAACCGCATAGAAGGGGATGTTCGGGTTAACGGTTCTGATGTTGACTTCTACCAGGTCGCCGCCGTTGTTAACTTCCCCGATAACCCGATCTGCCTGAAATTTCCCGAATGCTTTCACCGTTTCCAAGGCCCAATCATGCGGGGTGCCGTGGATCGTATTATCACCGAGAATGTACCCGTGGCCGTCTACCCCGATGCCTGCGGCGATTATCCCTGTATCGTCGCTTGTCTTTCCGGATGTTACAGCGGGATCTACCCCGATTACTACCCGGATAAGTTGCGGGGATTGTCTTACCCGTAATCCTTCAATGGTTGCCCTCTTCCAGAGTCCTTCGGGGTTATCATCGAGGATCTCCCCTTCCAGTTCCTGCCGTCCTAACCGGGTCCCAGCGTACTTATCCATAATGCGTTTTAAGAAAATGGGGGAGAGGTTCTCTGCGTTTTGAGCGGTGCTGAATTTTATATCGATTGTGAGCGGGTCTTTTACGAGTTTCTTTATTATCGGGATTGGTCGTGGGGTGGTGGTGCAAAAGACCTGCGGGTTATCTCCCAGGCGCAGGCCCATTTCCATATTATCCCAGGTTTCTTCCGGGTACTTGAATTTAGCCAGTTCGTCTATCCAGACGGTATCGTGTGCAGGGCCCCTGAGCTGGTCGGGCTCCTCCCCGGTGAAGGTGGTTGCAACGGCTCCGTTTGGAAAAGTAAGGCGGCGTTTGGATGGTTCATATATCGGTCGCTCTTCAGGCCGGGCTATTTTCATGATACTGGATGGGCCCAACTCAACCATTGTATCCCGGATATCGGCGGCTGTCTGTCCGATAAGGGCGATGTGTTTGTATCCCTGTTTCACCCGCTTGAGGATCCATTCGCCCCCTGATCTGGTCTTGCCTCCCCCCCTTCCAGACCGCATGAGATAGCAGAACCATGGAATATTTTCAGGGGGGATCTGTCCCGGGTGAGCTAGGAAGGACCACCTGGTAGTGTACTCATTGAGGATCGCAGTCTCAAGAGTTGCTGCGGCGCTCAAGGATCTCCCTCGCTCGTTTTTCGATCTCTTCATCTGACATATCACGGACTATTGATACCGGCCCTCCGTTCGGTCCGGTGATCTCCTGCTGCTGCTTATCGCGCCATTCGTCTGGTCTGCGATTCTTCAGCCAGAAGATTTGAGCGGTGGTATCGGGTGCAATATGCTTCTTTGTTCTTTTCACCTGCATCCCGCCATCGGGGTATTCCGTGGTTTCTTCAACATCCAAATCGTACCCGGTTGCCCGCTGGAATAGTGAGGCTTCCACTCTGCTGTCTGCCTCTTCTTTCCCCTCTTTTAGGGCGTCCGAAAATTCAGGGTATTTTTTTCGCCATTCGTGGAGCGTTGATTCGACAATCCCTAATGAAGCCGCTATTTCTGGATTTGTTTTACCTTTGCGGGATACCGATAATGCGATCCTTGGGTGCCTCTTTGGATCGTATCGGGGTTTTCGGCCTGCCATTGTTTTACTCATCCCCCTTTCTTGCAATCCTTCTGATCTCCTGTGTCCTCACCCATCGCCGCCCCTCTTTGGGTGTGATATTCTCAGGTATCGTTGCGGCCCCTCTCCGGATCTCCGCGAGGTATCCCCGGACCTCTCTCATGTGTTTGACGTATCTTTCGGCATCGTCAAGCAGGGAAAAATATCGTGAAAACTCTCCGCACTCCGGACGTTGAACATCTACCCACGGGCTCATGATGCCTGTATCCCTCCGGCAGTCCACGCGAAGATCATATTACAGGCGTTGAAGTATTCCCCGATTATGGCGGTTTTGTCGATAGTTCCAGGTAGTCCTTCGTAATGAGCGGATACCATATTGCCGAAGATCAGGCCCTGTCTTATCTTCTCGGGGTTGTGGGGGTCAGAGTACCCGACGGTCATTTCCCTATCAACTCCGGGCAGTTCATCCAGTCGCACCAGACGGAAGCACCTGAAAAGTAAGGATGTTTGCACTTTGCAGAACCTTGATCTACAATACCCCTCTTGTTACAGGACTTCCCGATCAGTTCATACCATTCCTGGTAGTTCATGGTAATATCACCTCAATGGGGTCGGGTTCTATCGCGGTGAGAGTATTATTTTCCAGGATGAAGAATCCGGATTTGTTCATTGGGTGCCGGGTTAGTTTCCGCTGGTAATCCAGTGAGGGCTGGTGATACATCCCGCCGAGATCGCAGATCCGGA